AGAAAAAAGAATTTTAAATACGCGACAATAGTGTAATGGTAGCACATTTATCATCCAGATAGAAAGTGAGGTTCGAATCCATCTTGTCGCTCAAAAAAAAGCAACTTTATTGCAAATAATTAGTATTAATATATATGGGAAAGCCAACAAAGTCGGACATATTAAAAAAGAAGTTAGTTGAATCTCTGGAGAAATCATTAGGAGTTGTAACTACTGCCTGTAAGCAAACAGGAGTAAATAGATCAACATTCTATGATTGGTATAATAAGGATGAGGAGTTTAAAAAAGCAGTTGATAGTATTGGAGATATTGCTCTGGATTTCGCAGAGAGCCAATTACATAAGCAGATTAAAGATGGTAATTCTACTGCTACAATATTCTATTTGAAGACGAAGGGCAAACGTAGGGGTTATGTTGAGCGACAAGAAATCACGGGTGCTGATGGAAGTCCAACCTCATTTAAAATTGAGATCATTGACACAAACGAAACTCCAGACGAATAAGGTTTTTAAACATCTTCTCAATTCTGATAAAAAGATAATCATTGAACAGGGGGGTGCGAGATCCGGAAAGACTTATAACATTCTTTTATGGATTATTTGTGTTTATTGCAGTCAAAATTCTGGAAAGGTTATAACGATATGCCGAAAAACTTTCCCCGCTATTAGGGCAACAGTAATGCGGGATTTTATCGACATCCTGAGAACCAATAATATATATGATCCGGAATATCATAATAAATCGAGTAGTGAGTATTGGCTTTACGATAACTTAGTCGAGTTCATCAGCTTGGATCAAGCACAGAAAGTCAGAGGTCGAAAGAGAGACTTACTTTTCATTAACGAGGCAAATGAGTTGTCATATGAAGACTGGCAACAGTTGATATTCAGGACAACAGGCAGAATAATAATTGATTATAATCCGGCAGACGAATATCATTGGATATATGAGAAAGTGATACCAAGAGAAGATGCAGAGTTTCATCGTACTACTTTTTATGACAATCCATTTTTAGAGCAAAGCATTAAAGATGAAATATTAAGATTAAAAGAGATTGATAAAAACTATTGGCGAGTTTATGGTTTAGGGTTACAGGGATCGAGCGAAGATAATGTATTTAATAATTTTCAAATGGTTGACGATATTCCGGAAAGAGCAAGGCTTGTTTCTTTTGGTTTAGACTTTGGATATTCTATTGACCCTACGGCAGTGATAGGTGTTTATAAGCATGAGGATTCATTATTTTTAAATGAGGTTATGTACAGAAAGGGTTTGACTAATCAAGATGTTGCGGAGGTGTTAAAACCTATTATACATAGATCGGAAGTGATATGCGACTCGGCTGAACCAAAAAGCATTGAGGAGCTTTACAGGATGGGGATTAATTCAAAGCCGGCAACAAAAGGTAGGGACTCAATTCAGAATGGAATCGATATATTGAAAAGGCATAAAATATATATAACAAATTCATCTTTAAATTTGATAAAAGAGTTTAAAAATTACAAGTGGCAAGTGGGTAAAAATGGTAAAAAATTAAACATTCCTGTCGATAAATTTAACCATTTGATTGATTCTTTGAGATACGTTGCTTTAATCCATTTAAAAGAAAACAAAAGAGGTTGGTACTCAATACGTTAGAGTTTTATGTTTAAGGTAGGTCAAGCGATACTTGAGTTATGGTTGAGTATTTTTAAGTACAACTCAAGCATTAAGAAAAGAATAAGAAAAGAATAAGAAAAGAAAGGTATTTTTTTTTATCTTTAAGTAAACAAACAAAACAAATAAAATGACAAAGAAAAAAGCTAAAACAATGTATGTGCATGAGATTGTAAGTCTATGGTCGGATAATGGAGAGATCTATATGCAGACAGACACAGATGATTTAATCGTAATTAATGGAGATAATTTTTTCAATGAGATACCTCACTTAATGACATTATCTTTAAAGGAAAGAAGAAAGCAAGAGGAGTTAACTGTTGAATCAATAGAATCCGGATTAAAAGAAATGAAAAAAAAATTAATTGAAGATAGTTAGTTTAATATTATTAGTCTTGTTATCTGGATGCTCAAAATACCAAGTAGTATCTGAAATTAAGGTGAATATGTACCATTTACATAATCCCAAAACTAAAGAAATTGAGATTATAATTACTAAAGACAGTTTAATTATAGGAAAATTATACAGATTAAATTCTATTAATCAGATAGAAATAAAATAAATTGAAAAATAATTCAACAAAAGTGAAACTTTATTTCTATATTTAAGTATATATATATAAGAGAACAAAGGGAATCGAAAAGAGCAACGAGCAAAACAACGCAAACACCTCTGTTAATCCTTGCCAAAGTTAATTCTGAAAGATAGGATTTCAAGTGAAATAGAGAATAAAGTACCTCTTTTAAATTCATAAAATAATGTAAATATCTCATACTGCAACGCGTGTGGTACACGTAATCCTCTCCAGAAATGGAGGGGATTTTTGTTTCTAATAAATTATAAAATAATTGAATAAAAGTGTAACTTTTTTATACTTTAACCCGTATAATAAGTATAGAGAGAGAGATAAGAGGGGGGACAGGTTAAGACATCCTAAGAAAAAAGGTCTATAAAAATCCTTATTAAATCCCTCAAATCTCTCAAACTTAGAAAGGCAAGAGGGAGAAGATAAAAAACAGAGTGAAAGTTCCAATAACTATAGATGTTATTCATAAATGAACAAGTAGCAAAACCCTCTTTCTTTCGATCTTAAAAGAGATTAATAAAAGGATATTAGTCAAGGAATCCGACCTACTGAGAAACCAGCAATTAAAGAAATCAAAATTTTAATCTCTTTTTCAAAAATGACAGAAAGATTAGGTATAAAATTCCCTTGAGGTTTAAAACTCCTAACTAAATTTTTATCCTCCCAGACGTGGGGGGATTTTTTTTTGTTTATATAATCTGATTTGAAAAAATAATTACCTTAGTTCTGTTAATTGTCAAATATTTCACATATACTATAATAATGGAAGTTACTATACCTACGTCATGGAATGATATTACAATAGAAATGTATATCAAATTAAAACCTGTATTGGAAACAGAGCAAGAGCCGGTTACCAAGATCATTAATACATTATGCATTTTAACGGATAAAAAAAGAGAGGATGTTGAAAATATTACAATTCCGGATTATAAATTATTACTCAAAAAAATGTCTTTTTTAAGTACTGAGTTACCTAAAGAAATAAAGAGAAAGAAAATTAAACTCAACGGACAATGGTACGAGTGGAAATGGGATGCACAAAATATGTTATTCGGTGAATATATTTCTGTTATGGAAATAATGCAGAAAGCAAGTGAAAATAATGCTATTTTATTTGATAATCTTCATAAGATATTGACTGTAATATTTAGACCAATAGAGAAAAAATATGGTCTGTTCTGGAAGTCTAAAAAGATTGACGGAGATATGATTAGAGAAACATCGGAAAATATTCTAAAACATATGAGTATAGCAGATGCTTATCCTATCGCGGTTTTTTTTTGCAATCGCTATCCAGACTTAATGCGAATTATAAAAACTTCTTTGACGGAGAAAGCGGAGAAGATAGTGAGGGAAGTAAAAAAGGAGCTGAAAAAAGAGACGGATTTGCAGACAATTGGGGATGGTGGTCGCTTGTAGATGCATTGACAAACTCAAGAGTTGACAAGTGGGATAAGGTTTTAGAGTGGGAAGTTATAAAAGCTTTGAATGTATGTTGTTTTTATAAGGATAAACAAAGATTAGAAAATCAACAACATAGAGATATGATGCAGAAAGTAAAACATGGCAGATAATTTAGCACATAACTTAAAAATAGGAGCAGACAATAATTTTGTTAATGTCAACGAAATTGTATCTGACCCAAAGTCTTTAGGGGATGTAATGAATAATTTAGCTATTAGAATTATTAATAAAACATTACAAGAAATTGATGCCGAAGGATTACAAGAAAGCACATTGAGGCAGAAAGTTAGTATGCCAGTTGATTTATTTGGAGACAAATTTGTTGCTACCTTGTATATGGCTGATTATTATGATTTTATTAATAAAGGGGTTAAAGGAGTCGGAGGCTTTAAAAATGTATATGAAACAGTTACAAGTAAAAAGGGGAATAGGTATAAAAGAATAAAAAGAGATTCTCAAGGCAATCCGGAGAAAATTGCTTGGACTGTTAAAGCAACAGGATCTAAGTATTTTTATAAGAGTAAAAAACCACCTGTTTTATATGAATGGGCGTATTTAAAAAGGTTTAATCCGTTTGCGTTGAGAGAAAGCATTTACCATACCGGAATAACACCAAAATATTATTTTGACAGGGTTCTGGAGGATGTCAATAATGGAGAGATTAAAAGAAAGTTTATTATGGAATTGAATAAAGCCGGAGGACAGGCGATAGTAAAAGGAATGAAAGAATTATTTAAAAACAGATAAAATGGCAATAACAAGCGTAACAAATGTTCCGGAAAATTATAGAAGTGTTTATAACCCGATTGAGTATGTTGCTGAAAGTGATAAAACGACAGAGGATAGGTTTAAATATTTATTTGATGTTTATGATGGAGCAACTCAGATAGCAAGGTTAAAAGTTCCGGCAAGTCCGGATGTATATGGTAGATGCGATGTTCAGGGGATTTGTGAAAGCTATCTTTTTACAAATTTAGGAACAATAAATTCTGCTACAACAGGAATAGGATTTACAGACAATGATAAAAGTTATAAGGAATTTACTGTAAAAATTGGAGAAGAATATGATGTGTTAACAGTATTAACTCAATATCCAGACCAAGAAACAAGAACAGTAATAACATTTAATGGATCATTGCCTAATTATAGAGGAAGCGTTGTAAATTTTTATGATTGGCAAGTAGCAAATTATTATCAAAATTATACAGTCAACACGATAAGCAGAAAATGGTTAACAAATGCACCTAAAGGATCCGGAGCAAATAAATCAGATAATCAAAGCGTTGAATTAACAGATGAGGGTTGGATATATTTTTTATATGATAATGCGAGTAATCCGGTTGACATGGCTCAGTATAGTTTATATAATAGTTCCGGCTCTATTATTAGCACTAAAACAATAGATAACAATTTGTCCTCATTAGGAGATAAAAAGATGCTTAAAATACCATCAGCTCCAAATACGATAAATAATATTTTACCGGCTGAATTTTCTTCTGCTACTGTTCAACCAATTATTACAGGATCGGTTACATCTTATAGGATTTTATTATTAGATACAATTTCGAGTGTTGTTAGTGAGGAGCTTTGGTTTAACATAGATTCTGAATGCAGATATGAAACAAGGAGATTAGAATTTTTAAACTCATTAGGTGGGTTTGATGGTTTTAATTTTACGAAGGTTAGCAGAAGATCGGAGGAAATTGAAAGAAAGTTTTATAAACAGAATCCCGATAATATGAACTCAGGAACAGGAGTGATAAGCTACTCTCAAGCCAATAAACAAAAAACACAATATTACACTAAATCAATACCAAAAATGAAACTAACATCTGATTGGGTAGATGTGGACACGTTTAATTGGTTGCTTGAAATGATTGAAAGTCCGGAGGTTTATTTGTATGAATCCGGAAAGAGAATAACGGTGCAAAATATTGAAGGTGAATGGCAAGAAAAAAGAACGAATGTAGATAGTGTTTTCAATTTAGAAGTTACAATTGAATTTGGAGTTGATAATTACAGACAAAGATTTTAGATGCAAAAAGAGGAACTATACATAGGAAAAGAGAGAGTCGAATTATTAGAGAGGTTAAACCCATCATTAACTTTTAATATTGCCGACATAGCGAAGCCGGATCAAAGAAAGTCGGATTATTCAAAGACAATTAAATTACCCGGTAGCAAACGGATAAATAAGAGATTTGAAAACATCTTTGAAGTTAATATTGATCTCCAAACTTTTAATCCTAATTTAAAAACAGACGTACTTTATTTAGTAGGTGGCGAGGTACAAGTTGAGGGATATTTGCAGTTAAAACAAATTAATACATTAGATAATAACCATATTATGTATGAATGCACGATAGTTGGAAATACCGCTAATTTTATAAAAGAATTAGGAGATAAAGAATTAGATGATGCTACAATGCTTTGGACTGATTTGAATCATGATTGGACTAAGGCAGTTGAACAAGCTTCATGGAGTGCAACTACGGGTTATGTTTACCCCATGATAGATTATGGATTTAGTAATAATTTTTCTGGCATTCAGTTTCATGTTAACCAAATGTTTCCGGCAGTATATGTGAAAGAGTATATTGATAGAATGTTTAGTGCTATTGGCTTTACTTATTCGAGTTCATTTATAGGAGCTTTACCTTTCAGGAAATTGATAGTGCCTTTTAATTCTAAAGAATTTAATTTAAGCAATACAAC